TGAACTTGAACGTATCAACTTTTTTCAGACACCAGTCGCCAGTAGGCATTTCGCCATCTCGTGGATTAAAGGTCACCTTATGGTCACCTCTTTTTATTTGCAGGGTTGATTATATCGGACCGCCGGGATGGGTCGACGCCGTTTGGCGACACGCCGAATTGATCTCGTTTGTATAACTTATTTAGTTATACTATATTAGTTTATGTCGGGAACAAGCCCGACAGGACAATTCAAGAGAGGAGGTGCGATGAGGATTCTGGAAGCGGTCGACACGATTCTCGGAATCGTGGCCAACGCCATCGCCACCATCACCGCCATAGCGGTGTGGCGCAGGACGCACGGCCCGAGACACGGGAATCGAAGGTAGGCCGAGGGGTTGCGAATAATCCTAGTATCCGCAACCCCTCAACCCCAGAATATCATCGGACGCCATGAACACCAGAAAAACCATAGCCGCCTCCGCAGCCGCGTTCGGCATCGCGTCCATCACCTTCGGTATCTGCGGCAAACCACTGCCTGCGGGACTGTTCGGACTCGCCGCAGGCATCATGGCCATCGCATGCGGGTGGTGGGCGGAATGACCGCCGTCTACCTGAGCCTCAAGCAGGTCGGCGAACGCCTCGGCGTGAAGAACGCCGCCGCCTACAGGCTGCCGGAACCGGACGCAATGATCGGGACGACGCGCGGATGGCTGCCCGAGACCATCGACCGATGGAACGCCGCGCGTCCGGGGCGCGGCGTAGGTGGTGGACGTCCACGCAAGGAAGAACGGTAGAAGCCACTGCAAAACGAGAAAAACGCCCCTCCCCCAGCATTGCCGGGAGAGGGGCGGAATTCTTTCATTTTCCTAACATGTGAAAGGATAGGTGTAAGAATAAATCCTTACACATGTTAGGACTCTAAGCGTTGCACTTGTCTTTACCGCAACGCTTAGTTTTTGCGGAGCGGGTTGTAGGCGACGCCCAGACCGGATGCGAGGAAGCCGGCGACGGTCGAAATGTAGCCGCCGATCGCGGCGTCACCAAAGGTCATGAAGCCAAGGCCGACGCACGAGGCGACCAGACCGAGCACGTAGACCACGGTACGCACCTGCTTAGAGAAGACCGGAGTGTACGCGGTGTCGGGCTGGGTATTGTCCTGACCGTCCTCACGCTCGTCGGTCAGGTTGTTCACGACGGTTTCGAGGGTGGAATCCTCTGCTGCATATTCTGCCATTGTTTCCTCCTTAGAATCGTCCTTGGTTGAGCGCCGACTGCAAGGCGCGTGCGGTCGCGGGGCCGAAGCTCGCGTCCCGCGCCAGACCGTAATGCGCCTGGATGGCGCGAATGGTGGCCGGTCCGAGCAGTCCGTCAACACCACAGCCCAGGCGACGCTGCACGGCGCGGATCAGATCACTGCCGCCCGCGCCGTAGCGGACCACGCTCGAATCGATGGCCGGACGCCAGTAGGTGCGTCCGTCCGGTACGACCTGCCCGCTGATGATGCCATCCACCGCAGTGCCCATCACCTGCTGCCAACGGCGCACGGTCGCGGGGCCGACATTGCCGTCAACGGCGAGAGCGCCGGTGGATGCGGTGCCGGTGTTGCCGCCGCCGTAGCGGAGGTAGCAGTTCCACGGGTAGTTGTAGTAGGCGCGGATATTGGTTTCGCGGCCCGTCTGGTCGCCCGCCTTCCCGTAAGCGGTGCCACGCTCCGAGATGCTTGCCTGCGCGAGCCTGCCGCCGCCCAGATACACGGCCACGTGGTGCACGTCGTTAAGCAGGATGTCGCCCGGCTGCGGATTGCCGTTCGCGGGCAGGCGAGTCCAGCCGCGACGGGTCAGATTGCCGCTCAGATTGCCGGTGTAGGTGGCCGTGCCGGTGTCGAAGCCCGCCTCACGCAAGGCGTGGATGACCAGGCTGGAGCAATCGCAATTGCCACCCGAAGCGTTGAAATTCCAACGGTCCGCCTGCGAATAGCCCAAATTGGCCACGGCGCACCAGTAGCGCATGCGGTTGATCAAAGCGCTGACGCTTGCCATGTCTAGTCCTCCAATCCTTCCACGGCCTTGGCCGCGTCCTCCTCGGACACGACCGGGATGCTCTCGGGCGGCAGACTGTCGCCCTGCGGTGTCATCTCTGGTGTCATGACGATATCGTCCATGACATCTCCTTCCCGCCACCAAGTCGGTGGCAAATAGAAAAGCCATCCCGGAATGGGATGGCTTTGAAAACCAGTGTGAAAATCAATGCCTGCACGCACCATGATTGGACACGATGATGAGCGCGAGGAGGATGAGATACGCGACCAACGCGACGGGACCGCTCACTGCCGGTCCTCCAAGTATTTTTCGGCGGCGTTGACGATCCAGCATTGCGCGCCCAATTTTTCGAGCTTGGCGAGCTCGTACCGGACGGCCTCCGAATGGTCGTGCGACTGGTCGCCGTAGATCAGGCTGATGATCGTGTTCTTGATCGTGTCGCGACACAACTCGTCCATGCGTTCGTCGAATTTCGCGGTGCGTTCGCCGAGTTGCCGTGTTTTGGCGAAATGCTGCGAGAGCGGCGAATCGTATGGCAGGCGTTCGGGCCGCACGTGCGCGTACAGGCCGGTCGCCAGCGCGTCCAAAGCGCCCGGCCAGAGCTTGAGGCCGAGGGTGATGAGGGCGCACGCGCCGCCCACACCGCCGAAACCGGCTAGGAAATTTTGCAGCACATTACATCTCCTTAATGGAAAGCCGCCACGTAGGGCGGCTGTGTTTTGGTTAATGCGGGTGGTCGGTGGCGGCGAACACCAAAGGCAGGCCGATTTCGTCGAGCATGCCCGGCAGTTCGCCGTCCGCGTATCCGCAGACGCTCCGCGCAACCTACGCCACACGTTCGGCACGTTGGCTATCAAGGCCGGAACCGACATCAGCGTGGTCGCGCGACAGCTCGGACACTCCGACATCCAAACCACCGCACGGTATTACCTCAAGCCCGATCTGAGCGTCCTCAAGGACATGCAGAAGGCATGGCAGAAACTCATATTGACCTGCTGAATAGCTTTCCGTAACCCTGTACAATGCGAAGGGCTTCACGGTCATCCGCGCCGGCAGCAATCAGGGTTGTGTAGGCTCGCTCTGCTATCCGGTCGTCTAATCAACGATCAAGCGGCACCGTGATGCAGCCCTCGACCCAACCGCCTTTGCCGAGCGTCATCTTCGCGGCCGAGCGAAGGCTGATCTCGTTGCCAGCGGCCTGCACCGCGACGCCATAAAGCCCCATGCTCGAATTGGACACCGTGGCGCAATGCACCTCGAACGCGGCCTCCAATCCAGTCGGAAGCCTGAAAAGCTTGGACGTATCCCATATCCTCGGGGCAGCCCAGTCCGTGTTGACTCGAATGGCATGAAACGCGACGATCAACATCCCGCCGACAAACGCGGTGCGATAATCCACGTCCCAGTTATCGTTTGGTTTCGTGAGGGTTACGGAATCCCACAGTTTCGACATGGGAGGCAGCTGTTTGATGAGCATGACCGGCGTGCCGGGCGTGATCCCGCTGATCGGGATGCGGGCGATCGGGATCCACGCCGTGCCGGAGGCCGAGTGGATGCTGCCCGACGGGACGGTCGGGTCGGCGGCCGTACCGGTGTTTGGCGTGCCTTTAAGCACGGCGATGGCGGCGGTCTCGATGTTCTGATTGTTCCGTGTGTATTTGAGGCAGACGAGGTCGTTGCGGTTCTGGCCGCTCATGCCGCTTCCGATGGTCGCGGTCTCGGCCTCGGTGACGCGCGCGTATCGTCCTTCGACCACGAGGTTGAGGACGGGGATCAGCGCGTGATTCGCATCCTGCATGGTCACCGTGGGGAAAGTGCCGTCGCTGCCCTGCAGCAGGTAGCTGCCGTTGCCGATGACCCCGGCCTGCATGGCGCCCATGTCGCCGCTGGTGATGTGCGGTATGCTGCCCTTGCCTGTGATGAGCGTGGTGGTCATGTCAGCCCTTTCCCTTGGTAAGCCATGCCGTGTAGGCCGCGTCCTGCGTGGCGGCGAGTTTCTTGAATTCCTGCTGGCATGAGGTGCATGCCAGCGCCTCCTGCGTCACTCCGTCCGCGGTGGTGTGTTTGATCTGGTGCCAGTCGCTCGACGTGCGCGGATCCCCTTCGGTGAGGTATGCGCTGTCGTGGCAGCGGTCGCATGCGTATTTGGTGATGTTCGTGGTTTTTGCCATGATGTTCCTTTCAGGCGAGTCTTTGCCAGACGTGTCCGCCGATGATGGTGTGGATTTCCTTCCATGTGCCGCCATGGTCGTTGGGGTTGCCGGCGACGCACCAGTAGAGCGAGCCGATCGGGTGCGCGGCGAGGAAGGATGCCGCTGTCGCGCTGGATTGTGCGGTGATGGTGCCGTCCGGTCCGATGGTGATGGTCCTGCCATCGGGTTTGACGCCGCCGAGGGTGGCGGTGGATGCCACTGGCAGCGTGTACTTGTTCGCGGCGGGCTGGATGCCGTCGAGCTTCTTCTTGTCTGCGGCGGCCATGAGCCCGTCCGCCGATGATGTGGCCTGTGCGACGGTGATGGCAGCCGTCTCGTCGTTGCGGGTCACTGTGACTGGAGCCGACGCAGTGATGTCCAAGATTCGCGCCTGCGCCGCGGCCAACGCGTTCTGCGCCGTGGTGGTGGCCGTGTCGGCTTTTACGCCGGCCTGTTTGGCGAGGTCTCTGGCGCCTCCGATTTCGGCCGCGGCGTCGCTTGCGGCCTTGTTGGCTTCGGTGGCGGTTCTGCGGACCGTTTCGAGGTCGGCGGCGGTCACATCGGCGCTGAACGTCCAGTTGGAGAGGGTGAGGCCGCTGCCGGCGTAGTAGGCGTGGCCGTCTCCGGAGCTTGATCCACCGCCGCCGGTCTCGCCGGTCGATTCCGTGGACGCGGTGGTCGCCTCGTAGGTTACGGTCGGGATGCCGTCCTTGACTTTGATGATCTTCTTGGTGATCTCGGCGGTGACCCTGATGCCGGTGGTGTTGTCGCGGCCGGTCACGGTGTCGCCCACGTCGAGGTCGATGCCGTCGGTAACGTCCACGTCGATGCTGCCTGTATCTCGCAGCTCCTGGAGCTTTGTCTTGCCTTTGGTCTCGAGTTCGGCGTCGTCGGCGTTGCTGAGCTCGTAGACGCTTGCGCGCTCGTCCGCGCCTTTGATGGTCTGCGTGTGGCTGAGCGTGCCTTGCTGGTCGGCGTACCAGTGGACGACGATCCTGTCCTTGAGTTCGCCCTTGCCGAGGCAGATCAGGTGATTGATCGGATGCGAGGCGAGTGTCGCGTCGAAGTCGATGAGGTCGGAGTCGATGAGGTCGCCGGCGGCCGTGATCGGCGGCGCGTCGACTGTCACGCCGTTCTGCGCTGCGGTGATGCGCAGCCGCAGTCCTGATGCGCGCAGCATCTTGGACAGGCCGCTCCACGCGTCGCAGTACCGGTCGAACCGCCAGTTTGCGTTTTTGGACGCGCCTTCCGTGACGGTGATGATGTCCTGCAGCCCGATACGGGAGATGACGGTGCGCAGGAGCGTGCCGATCGTGCCGCTCACGGTCAGGTAGTCCTTGCCTTTGTCGGGTTCGAGGATCTTCGAGGCGAGCAGGCCGTGCCAGTCGCGACCGTGGTAGGTGAGCTCGCCCTTGCCGCCGGTGACGCTGGTCTTCACGTCGTCGACGATGCCGCCCCAGCCTGTCCCGTCGACCCACCATCGGCAGGCGGGGTTCAGGCGTGCCGGGCGTTGGAGGGCGGAGTCGTTCTCCCCCGACCCGTATGCCAGGTCGAGCGTCCATGAGGCGTACGAGCCGGACGGCGTGCCGTTCGTGTCGGTGACGATCAGGTCCATGGCGGTTCGCTCCTCTCTTCGATGGCGGTCAGGTCGAATTCGAATCCGCCAGCCCAGCTGATCGTGCTCGTGCCGGGGGGAAGCGGTTCGAAGATGTAGGTGCCGGATCCGCGTCCGGTGCCGCGCATGGCCTTGGCGAAGAGGTTCGTGCGCAGGCCGGTGTCGGAGATCATGATGACGGTCCTGGCGTCAGCGGTGCCGTCGATTTCGAGTCTGCTGCTGGCCGGAATGGTCGCGTCGACCTCGTACCGGTTGGGGCCGATGATGACGTACGGGTTGACGCATGGGCCGAAGATCGTGAGGCGTATCGGCTGCGGCATGCCGCTCGTGTTGGCCACGGTGTCCAGAATGCTCATGCCGCCGTAGTCGTGCGGATAGTCGTGCGGGTAGTCAAGTCCGCTGCCGGCGTCGGTTCGCGGATCGTGATGCGTGGTGGTCTCCCTCCGCCACACGCCGTCCAGGAGCACGACGGTAAGCTGCGTCTCGACCATCGTGGGCGTGATGGTCTGCGGCTCGCTTTTCGGGATCCACGCCCTGGTCTCCCATTCGCCGTCGGCGATGAGCGTGCCAGGCGTGCCGGCTGCCATGTCGGCGTCGGCGAGACGGCACAGCAGGTCGAGCGTGGCCGGCGAATCATGGATCCTCACCGTGACGTTCGTTTCGCGTGTCTTGCGGGTGACGCCGGTCAGACCACGCGAGGCGAGGCTGTAATCCCATGCGCGGCCACGCAGTCCGGTGAGCGTCTCTCCGTACAACGGCCCCTCGAATCCGATGCTCTCGCCATTGCCGGCGGTGTATTCGATAGTCTCCAACATGCCTCCTTGTCAGACGAGCCGGGCGAGCTCGCGCATGGTGAGCTTCGGCGTGTAGTCGCTGATGATGCCCGGCAGCGCGTCCGAAAGGTTCCTGAGCCGCTGGTCGATGGATTCGAGCAGGCCGCTCAGCGCGGCGAACTCCTGCTGTTCCGTGCGCGGCGCGTCGGCCGAGTACCCGTTGCGATGGTCGGGACCCATGGCGTTGACGCTCATGCTTGCCTCGGTCAGGGTGCCGGTGGCCTCGTCCATCAGCGCCCTGTACTGGTCGGGCACGCCGAGCATCGGCGCGAGCGCGCCCTTGGCGAGGTTGGTGGCCGCCTTGGAGACCGTACCCTCGTTGCGGTCGATGCCGACGGCCATGCCGGCGGGGATCCACCGGCCCACCTCGTCGCGGAACACCTTGGACGGGGAGCCGATGCCGAGCTTGTTCTTGACCCAGTTGAGCGCGTTTTTGGCGGCGTCGACGGCCGCGTCGACGAGCTTGCCGGCCGCTCCCGCGATGCCTTTCGCTATGCCGGTGATGATGTCCAGGCCGATCTTGCCCCAATCCTGCGAGAGGAACCCGGACACGAGGCTGCTGAAGATCGCCGGGATCTTGGCTACCAGCTGTGGGATGGCCTGCACGAGTCCTCCGGCCAGCGTGATGATGATCTGCACGCCGGATTGGATGATCTGGGGCAGGCGCGAGGCGATGCCTCCCACGAGCGCGGCGATGATCGCGGGGATGCGCCCGACCAATTGGGGGATCGCGTTGACGAGCCCGTTGGCGAGCGACGCGAGCAGCCGCACGCCGGTGCTGACGATGCCGGGCAGGTTGGCCAGCAGCGTGTCCACGATGGTCATGACGACCTGCGGGATCATGGCCGCCAGCGTGGGCATCGCCGCGACCAGGCCTTGGATGAGGCTGGTGACGACCTGCACGCCGGATTGCATGAGCTGCGGCAGGGCGGCGACCAAGGCCGTCATGATCGTCTGGACCAGCAGGGGGATCTGTTCGCCGAGCATGGGCAGCGCGGCCGTGATGCCCTGCACGAGTCCCTGCAGGAGCTGCATGCCGCCCTCGATGAGCATGGGGGCCTGCGCTATGAGCGCCGCGATCAGAGAGGTTATCATCTGCACGGCTGCGGGCAGGAGGCTCGGCAGCGCCTGTCCAAGCCCCTGCACGAGCGTGGTGATCAGCAGCGCCGCCGTGGACAACAGCTTGGGCGCATTCGCGCTGATCGTGCCCATCAGCGCGGTCAGGATGGCAGCGCCCTGCGCGATCATCTGCGGCAGGTTCGCGGCGATCTGCATGCTCAGGTTCTGCAGCATGCCCGGCAGTTGCGCGCCCAACCGGCCGATCATGGCGAACAGCTGCCCCTGCATGCTCTGGTCGAGCATGCCGAGTCCCGCGACCAGTGCGGCGATGATGGCGCCGATGCCGAGGAGCTTGATGAAGTTGCCCGGGCTGAAGAAGCTCGTGATCAGGCCGCCGACCGCGTTCAGGCCGGACTGCAGCCTTGGCCCGACGACTCCGGCGATGCCGCCGAAGGCGTCTCCGATGGGCCCGAGCGCGGCCTTCGCCTTGCCCGCGACGCCGGATGCGATGCCTCCGAGCTTGCCTCCGAACGACCGGAGCCCGATGATCACGGGATTCTTCTCGAGCGAGAACGCGGCTGACGCGAACCCGGACACAAGCTTGCTTTTGAGCGTCGAGGTGATCTTGCCGACGCCGTCTGAGATGCCCGATCCGAGGGATGCGATCTTCTGCCCAATCTTGCTGCCCGAGATCTTCTCCCCGGCCAATTGGAACGGGAAGGCGAGGTTCTCGGCCATGGTGGCCCCGTCCGACATGAATGCGGAGAACACGGATTTGATGCCGTCCGGCAGGCTTTTGACCTTGCTGGTGAGCTGTGTGACGCCACGGTCTCCGGCGGTGCCGAGCAGGTCGAAGAAGCCGGTGATGGAATCGATGTTGCCACCGACTCCGGTGAATACGGCGAACGCGCCGGCGAGCGTACCGATCTGGCCGGCGATGTCCTGGATAGTGATGCTGCCGTCTTGCAGACCGGCCGAGAACCGTTCGATCAGACCGATGGCCTTGTCGATGTAGGGGCCGAGCTGGCCGTTGAGCTTGTCGAGGAACGGGGTGAGTTGGCTGCTCAACGCGTCGATGGCGGGGATGGCGGCGTTGAACGCCTTGCGCAGTGATTCGAGCGCGATCTTGCCGGGGCCTTCGCCCAGGCGTCCGAGCGCGGCCTTCACGTTGGCCAGCGCGCCCTGGAACGTGTCTCCGGCTGCCAGCGCTGCCCCGCCGAGTCCTTCCTGCATGGCGTCGGCGAATGTCTGGAAGTCGATCTTGCCCTTGGACACCATGTCGGACACTTCGGCGCTGGTCTTGCCCAAGTGGGTGGCGAGCAATTGGAGCACGGGCACGCCCGAGCTCATCAACTGGAGCATGTCGTCGCCCTGCAGCTTGCCGCGCGCGGCCACCGATCCGAAGATCGTGCCGATGTCGGTCAGGCTGCGCCCCGAGATCTGCGCCGTGTCAGCCACGGTCTTCAACACGTCGGTCATCTGCCGGCCGGACTTGACGCCCGACGCCGACAGGCTCGCAGCCACGGTCGCCGCGTCGCCAAGGCCGAACGCGGTGCCCTTCACGCTGGCGAGCGCGTTGTCCATGATGGCGCTGATGTCGGTCGCGCTGTGGCCGAGACCCTTGAGCTTGGCCTGCGCGTTCTCGATATTCAGGGCGCGCTCGAAGCCGCCCTTGGCGGCCAGCGCGGTGATGCCGCCGCCGACCGCGCTGACGGCCCCCAAGCCTATCTTGCCGACCTTGGAGAACGCGCCGGTCAGGGACTTCAATAGCCCGTTGCCGCCGGTATTGCCGGCGGCGGCGACGCTCTGGCCGATCTGGCCCTCGATGGTTTTGCCGAAGTCCTTGCCGGAGGGCACAACCTGCACGTACACAGTGCCGATATCCTGACCGGCCATCGTCTCCTCACCTCGTCTTCCGTTGGTTCGGTTCCCGATGGCGGCCGGGACTCAACATTCAGTTGTCTTGGTTCACTCGTCTTGGATATGGAACATGGACTTGAGCTTTTCGCGGTCGCGCAGGACCTCGCTGCGCGCCCTGATGGGCCTGCCCGTGCCGAACGGGTTGTTCCTCGGGTCCATCCACGGCCTCCACCCCTTGCGCCTCAGCCGCTTGTCGGCCTCGGCCTGGTCCCACATGGCGACCTCTTCGGGCGTGGGGATGTATGCCCAGCCGGCCAGCGCGGCGTAGGAGTGGGAGTAGTGATTTTTGAGGAGTTCGCGGGTCAGGGCCCATGCGCGTGCCCAGCCGATGGCGTGCCTTGCGGGTTTACCGTCGGCTTGGAGCCATTCCCTGAGGCTTAGCGGCCGGTATAGGGTTCCATACGATTGGAGCCAGTCATGGTCCAGAGCGGCGCGGTGTTGGCTTTGGAGATTGACGAGGACAATGCTTTTGGGTCCAGGCCGGACTGTTCGGCCCATGCCTTGACGGTGCCGGCTAGGTAGGCCATGGGGCGTCCGAGCTTGCGCAGGAAGTTCCAGTAGTTGGGTTGCATGACCTGGAAGTAGGCGAGCATCGTGCTGGCGACGGCGAAGTTCTGCTCGTCGGTGAGGGTCACGGCGCTCTTGGTCAGCAGCACGGCTTGGATCACGTCGATGGGCAGGTCCTCGCTGTTGAGGTTCGGCAGGTCGAGCTTCAGGCCCCGCCCATAGTCGGGGTCGTCCTTCTTCGCGTCGGGATTCGTGGGGATGAACAGGTGCACGTCGGGCATCTCCTCCCCGTCGTCGATCGGGTCGATGCTCACGGTCTGGTAGTCGGCGTTGGCGGTCATGATGGGTTCCTTTGCTTCTCGGTGTGTGGCGGTCGATTGGGTGGGATGGTCCCATGCCGGGCGTGACCGCCATCAGGCGTCCGGCATGGGAGGAATCAACGGGGCTACTCGACCGTGTGCGACGTGCTCGCCGCCTGGTCCTTCGCGTTTTCGGCGGCGAGCAGGCCCCACACGTGGAACATGTAGCCGTCCGATGCCTTGAGGAGTTTGAACGTGCAGTTGAACTGCAGTACGTCGCTGGACACGAGGGTCATGTCGTCACGGTCGGAGACCTTGGCCTTCTCCGCGAGGAACAAAACCGGGTTGCCGAACTGGTCGAGGCCGGCCAAAACGATCTGGTATTCGATGGGCGTGGTCGCGTCCTTGACGTGGAAGCCGCCCTTGGTGTCGGCCTCGACGCCGAAATATGCCTCGGCGATGCTCTTGCGGCATTCGATGCCGGCGCACTGGATCGTCCAGTAGCCGCCGTCCGTCTCCGAATACACGGTGTCGCCGTTGTGGCCCTTGATCTCGGTCTCGTCGCCAGGCTCCGGGTGGATGACCGCGCCATCCTCGCTGGAATAGCCGATGGGCTTGAGCGCCCCCGGCGTCCAGTTCTCCGACGTGGGCTTGGTGAACGTCTCGCCCTTCTTGACCAGGAAGAGCGCGTACTGCTTGATGACCTTGACGAGGTCCGCGTTGTTGCCGCTGGAGATGTAGCTGTTGTCAGTCTCCGCCATGGCAACTCCTTTCGATTGGATGTTTGGGTGAATCAGACGGCCAGCACGTCGAGCAGCGCGACGGCGTAGGCGCCGAGATGCCGTTCGATGGGCTGGCGGATCGGCCCCGACTCATACGAGGCCGACAGAAAAGCGGATCGCTCCGGCGCATGCTCGAGCACCCACGACAGGACTTGGGAGCACTGTTCGCTGGCTTGCTGCCAGTCGCCGGTGCCGTCCTCGCGCACGATGTCCACGGTCAGACCAAGCCGGCAGGCCACGCTGATCGGCGTGGACTGTTGCTGCATGCTCGCGTGCAGCGTGCACTGCGCGTAGGGCGGTTCCAGCGGCTGGGAGACCGTGCCGAACCGCAGGTCGGGGAATGCCTCGCGCAGGCCGTCGAGCAGCAGGGGCTCGACGCGCTGCGGGCGGATGATCGGCCGCATGCTCATACGCTCATGCCTCCGATCGCGTCGTTGAGACGGTTCCCGTCGTGGTTGAGCTCGATGAGCACCGCCCCGTCGCGCGTCTTGCCGCTCATTGGCCTGGCGACGAGGTTCTTCCCGTTCGCCGCCCTTTCGGCCGCATCACGGCACAGCTCCGAGGCCTTGCCGCGTAGTACCTGCTGCTGGAACGCGGGTCTGTCGAATACGAACTTGACCGGTCTCGCCATGACATCACGCTCCCTTGGTGAACCGGACGGTGACCACGTCGCCGACATGCTGGCCGGTGTCGTCAAGCCATTCGGCGGGCGGCGCGGTGACGGGCAGACGTTCGCCACGCAGGGCGAGCACGTCGGTGTTGAGGATGCCGGTCGGCTCCTCGCCACGGATGTAGACGGTGTAGCCGATGGTGACGGGCATGGTCACCGTTTCGGATATCTTCGCCTCGCCCATGGCGGGGCCCACCAACGCCTGGAACGTTTTCCACAACGAGGGCGGCCCGTGCATGGGGTTGCCGTCGGAATCCGTGGACTGGATGCCCCGGTACACGTCGACCCGTTCCATCAGCCACCTCCGTTCATGCTCACGGCGAACGCTTTGGCACCGCGCCTGCCGCCGAGCAGGCGGATTTCGGCGCTGGTGAGGTACAGGTCGGCGTTCGGGTTGGCGAACGTGTGCGAGTCGGAGAACGGGCCCGTGGTGGAGGATGTCTGCGACCAGCCTGCAGGGTTCGTGGTTTCGGCGGTCATGGCGCGTTTGACCATGTCGCACGCCACGTCGGCGCACGTGCCCGGATCCGCCGTTTCGGCTTTCCTCCAGTTCGGGCAGGTCAAACGGATGCGCCGGCTCGCCTTGGCGAGCAGCAGTGAGGCGCGTTCCCGCTCAGCCGTGGTCAGCGTCCGCCACGCCTTGGCGAGGTCGTCGGGCGTGGCGAACGATGCTGGCGTGGCCATGTCAGGCCTCCGTCACGCGCTGGTCGCCGGTTTCGATGTCGCGGGTGACCATCACGCGCACGCCGTCTGGGCGCATGGCTTCGAACCGTTCCCAACGGTGCCCGTCGGGAGGGAACGCTTCGGGCACGGGCGTGGGCATGTCCGCCGCGTCGGACGGTTCTACGGCCGTGGTTTCGGCCTGTGCTGTAGGGTCGAGGTCGATTTCCTCGTCCGCCTGCTTCGCTCTAGCCATTGAGCACCCCCTTCAAGCGTGCGGCGGCCTTGCCGCTGAACACGCCCAATCCGACGTAGAACTCGATTCGGGTGCGGTAGGCGGGCTTGTCCTGCAACTGGCCGAGATCCTCGACCTGCACGCCGCCGTTGGTCAACCCGGTCACGCCCTGATCGCCTTCGGAGGACCCGAACTTGACCGCGTAGATGCTGGACGTGTTGTTCACCGCGGCCGCGGATTGACCGGGCGTGATGGTCTCGTTCGCGGCGAGGATCTGGGCGCCGGCGGCGGTCTGCCCGGCTTCGAGGATGGGGATGCCGTTCCACTGGATGGCGCGCTTGCCGGCGATGTCCTCCATGAGGACGGTGTCGAGGCTCACGTGCCGCAGGGCGCTGCCGATCCTGCGGATGATGGGCGCGGAAGCGTAGATCGCGCCGTTCTGTCCGTTGATTCCGGGAACCGCGGCGAGCAGTTCGTCGAGCTTGTCGAGGAACGCGTGGATGTCCGTGTTGGATTCGCCCACGATGGGCAGGCCCTTCGCGCCGCCGTCGATGACCTGCGTGCCGGTCAGACGCTTCTTGAGCCCGTCGAAGCTTTTCGCGTCCACGGCGGTGTCGCCGTTGAAGAACGTTTCCTGGAACTTGTAGGAGATCGCTTTGACCTTCAACGATGTCTGTTCGGCGCGCTGGTCGTTGATGTTGCTGCGCGTCTGCTGGATGAACCGGTCGACGTCTGCATCGCCGCCGAGGATCACGAGCTTCTCGCTTTTCTGGTTGACGGTGCCGGTGGATTCGGCGTACGCCTCGTTGACGTTGCGGAACGCGACGCCGGGCAGGGTGGCCTCCTCGTTGTACGCGTACGCGTTGCCCTCGATCTCCATGAAGGGGATGCGGTCGAGGATGGGGCTGGTCTGCACGAACGTTTCGAGCACGCCGCGCGCGAGGGTGTCGTTGGAGAGTTTCGCGGATTCCGCGAGTGTGAGCGCCATGATGGCTCCTTTCGATTGATGTTCAGTTCTTTTCCGCGTACGCAGCCTGCAACAGTTGGCGCGGAGTCAGCTGTTCGCCGCCGCCGGCCTGATCGACGCGCGGCGCGAGCGCGCCGGGGTCCTTGAGCTTGCCGATGATCGCGTTGACGGTCTTGGCGTTTTCGACGAGCTGGTCGCCGTCCCCGTCGAGCATGGCGACCAGGTCGACAGGCAAACCGGTCTCCTTGGCCACCTTCTCGACCTCCGACTGGCGAGCCTTGGCCTTGTCGGCCTCGTCGAAACGCCGCTCGAGTTTGGCCAACCGGGCTTCGGCGTCGTTCTGGCCGGCGTCGTATTTCGCGGCCTTGGCCTTCAGCTCCTCGTAGTCGGCGTACTTCGCCTCGATCTCGGCGACTCGCTTGGCGAGCGCACGGCTGAAATCCTTGGCCTGCGGATCCTGCTTTTCGTCCTCCGGTGGTTTCGGAGGCTGAGGCTTGGGAGTGTCCGGTTCACCGTTGTCATTGCCGCCGTTGCCGGCGGTGCCGGGCGAACCGGAGCCGGATCCTTCGCCTCCGACGCCTTCGATGAAACGCAGGCGATGCAGGAGCATGCGGTTGCGGTTGCTGAACTTGAACATGATGGTTCTCTTTCTGTTGGCTTGCGCACGGTTGGCGACGCGGCGTGCGGGGTCCGCGAAAGTGATGGATGCAGGATTCGCACCTGCGCGGCAACATTGTGCGCCCGATTTACAGTCGGGTCCGTTCGGCTGCTCCGGCAATCCACCAAGAATCGGTATAAGAAAAGCCACCACGAAAATCGTGATGGCCTGATGATGACGGCGGAGGCTCAGCCGAGCATGTCGGCATATTCTTCCTTGTCCGCGTCGTCGAGCAGCGCGTATGCCGACAGCAGCGTTTCGCGAGGCACGTCGATGTGGTTTTCCAGTACATCGGCGATGAGCCAGCTCAATGCGAGGTATGGCTCTCCGGCGTCCAGGCCGTCATCGAGCGATTGCAGCCTGTCAGCGGGAAGCGATGCGCAGTGTTCCCTCAGCCGTCGGTAGGCTTCAGCTGCCTGCTGATCAGTGGCCATAGCCTCTCCCTTTCCTGCTGCGTCGTCGGATGCCCAGTGTGGATGCGGAACCGTTGGTCATTGCCGCGTTTTTTCTGCAGCCAGACGCGGATCAGTACGTCGTCAACCATTTTATACCGGTTCTCGCGGTTGGCTCCGGCCGTTTTGACGTAATCCGGCGCGGCAACAGCCTCCATTACCGCCCATTTGACCTTTTCAGCGCTCCAATCGTCTGGGAAATGGGTCTTTCCTTCGATGCGGGTGCCGGGGCCATGACCGTCGAACACATGCTCCCATACGCCGGCATATGGGTATATGACATCCTTCGGCCATGGCCCGCTCGTTTCATGGACGCCGTCTTTGAGTTGTTCGGGGTGCAGGCGGCGCATCTGTCTGAGGGCTTCGCGCCAGTCGCCGTCTCCGGCTGCGTCCACGCCTTCCTTCCACATGCCGTACAGCTTGTCGGGGTCGTATCCGGCGAGCGCCTGCTTGCCCCAGTTGGGGATGATCTGGCAGTCGCAGTCGGCGTGGTATTGCATCTGCCGTCCTGCGGTGTCCTCGCTCAGGTAGGCGAAGCCGCGTGAGGCGAGCATGGTGCAGAACGCGCACGTCTTGCCGCGCGGCACGCGCGCCCAACGTGGCTTCGTGGGGTCGGCTCGCATGTTGCGCTGTTGGGTCAGGCGCGTGCTGGTGGATATCATGTCGGCGATGAACTGCTGCCAGTCATCCGCGGTGTCCAACGCGGGCCACAGGTCGTCGATGGTGGCGCCTGACCGGGATTGCCCGTTCTTGACCTGCGTGTAGGTCAAACCGTTGTAGTCGGTGTTGGAGTAGCCGCCCTGCTGCTGCCAGAGCACGCGGTCGGAATCGATGAGGTCGGTGTGGTCGAAGTCGGTGAATTCGACGCCGGCTTCCTCCTGCCAGAGTTGGCGTACGGTGTCGTAGTAGTCGTTCGCCAGTTGGCTGGCCTGATCGGTGTAGTCGCGCACCGTGTCCTTGAGGGAGAGCGGGTCGCGCCGGTAGGCGGTTTCGATTTCGTCGGTGGCCGCGTCGGTCAGGTTCTCCAGATCATCGATGTAATCCTCATACGCTTGGTCGAGCAGCCGCTCCAGACGTTGGCGTCGTTCCGGCGAAAGGTTCAGGTTGTTCGGTTCCATCCTTCGCCCCCTCGATTTGTCCGGTTCGGATCCTCAACTGGTCGATTCGCGCTTGGGCGCGTGCTTTCTGGGCTTCGCGGCGCAACGTCTGGCGTTGCCGGTCGGACAGATCGAGCATGTCCCAGGTGACTTCGCTGTCGGCGGGCAGGATGCCCGCCTGTACGAGTTTCACGGCCGCGTCGGCGGCGGCGGCGCGCGACGGGGTGGCTGGGTTGCGCCATTGGGCGCTGACCCTCACCGTGGCCATGCCGTCGCTCCCGGCGTATTTCTGGGCGCGGTCGATGATCCGTTCCCATGCGGGGCCGAAGCGGCGTTGGCATGATTCCGCGTCGAGGCACAGTTCCTTGACTGCCTTGTCTATCGCCTCCGCGCTGGACGGGTTGGACGTGAGCACGCCCATCGCGTCGGGCGGCAGGCTCGTCGCCGCCGCGAACATGGTCGCGGTGTTGCGCAACTGGGTCACGTGCGGTTCGAAGCTGTACTGCTGGAACTGGCCCACCTCGGGCACGCTGCCCGTGGTTTCGTCGCGCGGGATGGCGAGCACCTTGTCGAGCGCGATCCTCCACATGGGTATCGATTCGCCGTCCTCGTCGGTGAACATGTCCTCGGTCACGCCGAGGAAGTAGCGCGGCGGCACGCTGTAGAGTTCCGCCTGCAGTTCGGAGCGCAGGAACGTGCGGACGGCGGAGTCGGTCAGGCTCATCACGGTGCGGTTGATGCGCGAACGGCCGAACGGGCGTTTCGAGTCGGGACGGTAGGCGAGCAGTTCGCAAGGGATGCGCCCGTCGTACGGGGCTTCGGTCTGCTTGGAGAAACGGGTGCCGTCGCCGGCGAACGTGACGATCATGCCGTCCGACATGAGGTATCCGCAGCGCACTTTGCCGTTGCGCCCGTCGTCGTGCGACACGTCGAACAGGAGCGCCTCGCCCAACGCGTGCATGCGCGGATCCCACGAGCCTGTCGCGCAGTCGGCGGGGAACTCCTGGATGATGGCCTCTGGCTCGCCCATCGTGGTGTCGCCTCGGAACGCGGCCACGAAGCTGCACGAGTGCACGAGCGCGTCGGTGTGCGCGTTCTCCGCCGTCTGCGCCAGATCGTTCGCGTCCATCAGGTCGCTGACCGTGCGGGACAGTTCGGACCCGTCGCGCGTGGTCACCCCGTCGAGCACGACGCGGTTGGCGAGCGCTTCGACGGCTTTGGCGGGCCAGCCGACGACCATTTCGATGTCCTTGGCGATGGGCGGCAGCGCGTAGCCGAGGTCTTTGAGCTCGTTCTTGCCTTCGTAGTAGCGGGTGCGGGTGCGGTTTCTGGAGCGTTTGGCCAACAGTCGGCGCAGGAGCCGCCGGTAGGTGGCTTGCTGGCCGTTGGTCAGGCCTGCGATGGTGGTGGGGAAGCTGGTCATTTCAATCGGATGATCCTTTGCGGTTTGCCGGTCGGCCGGCGGCTGCTGGTTTTCGCGCCGTGCAGGGCGAGGGTGACGGCGACGAGCGGGCTGATGTCGGTGTCGGTGCCGAGTTTGTTCCAGCCGAACGCGCCTTCGTGGCCGATGGGGCGGGTGATGGCGGCGTCGGCTGCGGCGTCGAGCGGCGCTTGCCGCAGGTGGGTGAGGGTGCGGTCGCGCAGCATGTCGAGGAAGCGTCCTGCGGCGCGGCCCATGTCGGTGGGGCCGGTGACGGTGACGTTGGCGCCGTGTTTCTTCAGGTCGGGGATGAGCACGGTGGCGGGGCTTTGCGCGTCGATGACGATGGCCGATGTTTTGGGCCATCGTTGGGCGAGCCATTCCACCGCCCAACCGGTGCCGTGCGTGTGGGTGTTCTTGAGTTGGGCGAGTTCGATGTGCGCGGTGCCGTCCGGGTAGGCCATGCATGCGCCGATGGCGAGGCGGCTTCGGTCGGGTGGCATGTCCACGCCGAACGCGACCCATCCGCCGGGCCGGCGTTCCCCGGTTTCGGCCTGCTGCCACTGGTCGGGGTCGATGGCCCTGCGATCCGTGGTCTCGTCCCAGATGCCCAACGCTTCGCGCCGGAAGCTGTCTTCACCGAGATTCTTGAGCATGCGCAGCATCGCGGCGGGTTTGGTGCGCGTGGGGTAGCTGGGGTTGGCTTTGGCCCATTGGTTGCGGTCGTGCGGGTCGGCGTCCCTGTCGGCGCTGAACTCCACGTACGTCATGCCGTCCTCGTTGGCGAGGCCTTGGGAGCGTTTGAGTTTGAACACGTCGCCGGGATCGTTGGGGCGCGGTGGAGTGCCCATGAACACGATGAGCGGGTTCTTCGCGGCGTTGGTGGCGGGCACCATGTCGTCGAGGGCCTTCTCGGTCAGGATCTGCGCTTCGTCGAAGATCTCCATGTCGATGCCGGCGAAGCCGCGTCCGAAGCCTTGCTCGCGCGCGCCGAACAGGATGCGCGACCCGTTGGCGAACTCGATGCTTTCCTGCCCGTTGGCGCGGCGTATCGCCTTGACGTGGCGGGTCAGGCCGGGCTGGCGGACGATGGCTTGCATGCTTTTGAACGTTTCCGCGCTGGTGCGCGTGCGGTGCGCGGTCCACAACACGGTGAAGTCCGGTTGCAGCAGGCACATGATCGCGGCGTTGGTGCCCACGGTGAACGTCTTGCCGACCTGACGGCACAGGCTCATGGCCACGCCGCCGGCCGACGCGGCGTATTCTCCGTCGGCGCGTTTGGCGAGCATCAGCCGACACAAATCGTCCTGCCACCGGTCGAAACGGATGCCGAGCCGTCCGGCGACGGTGCGCACACGACCGAAGCCGGTGGTCTCGATGCCGGTGGGGATGCTCAGGTGACGGGCTATTTCAGAGAGTTTCGGGGTCGAAGGGCTCGTCGGCTGCGCCACTGACGTTCACCCCTTCCTCGAGCGGGTCGACGGGACGGTTCTCCAAGTCCGTGATCTCCTTGCCGACCGCGAGCAGCTGCTTGGTCAATGGGGCCACCGCGTTCGCCGGGGTGCCGTCATCCTCCACGGCCCGTTTGAGCGCCGTGAGGCTGATGCGCAGCAGGTCGGCGTAATCGCACCCGGATACGGGCGCGGACGATGACGCATGCACGGACGATACGGGCTTTGTCCCTCCGGGATGGCGGCGACGCTGGTCGGCCGCACGCTTGCGGCAGTTATCGGAACAGTATTTCCTTCTGCCGCCGACGTTTTTGCCCAATACCTTGCCGCAACGCAGACAGACCCTCGAAACCATGACGCCTCCTCCTGCTCGGATACACGGTGCGGACGAAAGGAAAACACCGGAGAGGGAAATCGGCCCTGCACACGAGGAGGCCTTGACGCCCCGACCGGGGTATACCCCCCTAGTGTGGTGTCACCATTCTGACGTGTCGAACGTGGGGATGGTGTTGTCGGCCGCTGGCGTGCCGGTGTCGAGTAGTTGCGCGATTCGTTGGATGGCCCATGCGCGCGTGTGCGTGCCCTTGACGCGGTTGCACCATGCGTGCGCGGGTTCGGTGTTGGCCCAGCTCAATGGGTCGCCGCCCAGGGCGACCGGTGTGATCTCGTCGACCACGAACCGCCATGGCCCGGAGTCGAGCGTGTAGTCGATTGGTCTGAAGCATAGTTGGCAGTCGCGGCACATGGCCCTGTGCCGGGCGATGAGCTGGCTGCGCCGCCATCCGTTGGCTCTGCGCTTGTTGGGTCTGCTGCTCATGTCCGCTCCGCCAACTATCCCGGGTATGGGTGAGGGTCCGAAACCATCACCTTCCGGTTTCGAACCCTCTAATCCACTGACAATTATCGACCCCAACCCGGGGCCGCGTCAAATCGAGCCGGGAGTGTCGCCATCACGTCACGCACGCGGAACAGCTGCCGCCCCTTGGAATCATTGGTCTGCGGCGTCAACAGCCCCCGGTCCCGCCGGTGCTGCAATTGCTTGCGGGTCACATGGTATCCGCACTCGCCCAATAGTCGCGCGCACTCGGTGAGCGTCAGCAGGCGCTCGCTGCCGGCCAGGCTTTCAAGCAACGCGAGGCGCACGTCGGCCACATGCCATTCGCCGCCGCACACGGGGCATGTGACCTTGCCCTGTCCGTCGATGGCGTTGAGCTGTACTCCGCACAATGGGTTGGGGCAATGGCCGATGGGCTTGGGCCGGTCGGGAATGTCGATGATCGCGAGCGTGAGCGCGCACAATCGGTCGAGGCTGTCGAGCCACATGCCCGCGTCCGCCAGCAGTGTCAGGCGCGGATGGCCGGAGATGTCCATCAGCAATCGTCGGAGGCTTGTGGCGGCGGGCGCGTCACGCCGCCAATCGAGCGCGTCCACGCCTTCGAGGCGTCGCCACATGGCGCGTGCCGTGGCGTCGATCGTGTCGAGCAGGTCGAGCACGTCGAGCCGGATCGGCGTGGGCGCGTTCGGCAGGTTGACGCGCGTGGGCTGGTGGCCTCCGGGATGCACGGTCGCGTCCAGCGACGCATGCAATGGGTCGAGCCACACGCACAGTCTGAGCGGGTCGAGCGTCAGCGTGAGGTCGCAGGCCGGACACAACGGGTGCGTCTCGTCCTGATAAGTGTGGTGGCAGTGCTGGCATTCCAATTTGATGCGCCCCTTTCGGCCGTACTAACATGAGCATCCGCATCCCCATGCGAACGCCATTCGGCCCCGTCCGGCCGGATGGCTTTCATTTTCCACACGGCTCCCGCTCCGGAGTCTCCGCTCGCTTCTCGCGGAAACCGCGACGCTCGGATGTCTCCTCGTTCGACACGTCTCCGGCCCGGCAGTGTTCGATGAAGGCGCGCACCTCCGGGTCGTCGATGTCCACCGTTTCGCGCCGAAAGCCGTTGTGGAAGTTCCTCCCAGGCATACTCTCATCCTTTCGTCCATCACGTCCTGCCATCGTCACAGTCCGTCGAGAGTTGGCTGTTCGACGAACCGCACCTTGAATCTGTCCTTGTCCTGCGGCGAGTTGTCGATGACCGACTGCACCAGCGCCTCCGGCAGTTTCAACAGGTCGGCGATCTCACCGGCCTTGCTGCCCCGCCCGTGCCACTTGAGGATCAATTCACTTTGGATCGCGTTAGGCATTTCAACTCCTTCACTGGCATGTTCCATATCCGCTCGAACTCGCGGACATCCTCTTCCGTCAACTTGATTCCCGAGGCCCACGGCTTGCCCGGCTGACAGGCTTTCGCCGCAGGCTTGTAGGGCGTGAGGCTGATGGGCGCGAACCCGCACCGATGCTCGGCCAAATATTGGCCATCAGACCTAATGCCACGCTCGCCGCACACATCAATGAGCGTCGGCCCACACATGCCGTACACTGTCTTGAGCCTCGTGAGCCTGACGCCAAGGATGATGGCCACCGTCAGATCATCGCCCTGGATGACGCCCGGATCCCACGCCTCCCACACGCCCTGCCTGCACCTGAGCACCCACCTGCCGCACGTCCCGCAGACGGCCGCCTCCAATTGGGCGATGTTGCCATCCGGAGCCAAGAGCCTGAGCCACGGCGGCTTGCGCTCGCGGGCACGAATTCCCTTATGCATTGGAGTCTCCGAGTTGTCGTGTGATTGATTTCCAGATCGTCGCCAGTTCGTTGTCCTTCAGGCCGCTGGCATGGCCGCGCTCGTATAGGTCGGCTTCGATTTGCCGCAGGTTTTCCGGGTGGTTGACGGCTCGCCCGTAGGCCCAGTCGTGCAGCGTCTGGTTGCGCTGCCCCTCGGGCACGGGCGTCATGTCGGGCCGGCCAGATCGGCGTCTGACGGGCGGCTCGTCGGCCATGACCCGATCGATGTCCAGGCCGGTTATGCCGCCCGCAGCGGGCAGCTGTCTGCGAGGCGCGGACGCCGACAGACCGGGCGTGGTGTTTTCGATGCTGCCGATGGATTCGAGCCACCGGCAGATCTGGGCGCTGGCCTCGGGTATGCCGTCGTCGCCGGGCAGGTCGCATACGCGGTAGTCGCCCTCATTCACGGTGCTTCCCGCCCCGATGACGTATCCCTTGCGTTCCACGCGCAAATCCACGGGAATGCCGTCGGGGTATTCGCCGGTCTTCAGGTGGACTGCGTTCTTCACCCTGCCGTGCAACGCCTCGGGCAGCCGGTAGTAGGCGTGGAGTCCGCCGGAGGGGGTGCGCACCAGGTAGGTCGCGGGGAACGCCGGAGTGCCGTACCGGCCCACCTGCCGGTTGAGCGCGGTCCACCCGTCGTCGCCACTGGTTTTGCTCATGTCCATGTCGATGACCATGAATCCCGGCGCGGGAACCACAGCATACGCCTTCGCGCCGGTGGGCACCTGACTGGTGTCCACAGTGGGGTCGAGCGCGAGCTTCTTCCAGTTGAACGCCGACTTATCCGCGTTCGCGGGAACGTAATCACACTCGAAACCGAACAATGAGGGCGGTAGCTGCGAATCGAGCTCCAACGGCAACGGCGGTTCGGGAACCACCGGCGAGCCGTCGTCAACTTCCTCCGCCTTGACGGCCTGACGGTACACGTCGAACCGTGACTCGTCCTGGACTCGAACAACACGCTTCTGCTTGCCCAATGCCCGGGTTGTTCCGTTGACGAGGCCAAGCAGCGCCATTGTTTCCGAGGGAACGGCTTTGTGGAATTCATCGCGGTAGGCGTCGCGCGAGGCGATGAGCTGCCCGTACTTTCCCTCGTTGGCCAGAATCTCGGTGATAAGCCAATACATCTCGTCGCTGATG